GAGGGTGATTTTAGTGCTTCTGCTAATGCCACCAAGTTAAGTTTTAAAACGGCTGCCTCTGAAGCTGCTGCTGAAAAGATGTCACTAAGTTCTGGTGGTAACCTAACAGTATCAGGAAATGTCATAGCAGTTGATTTAGATATATCTGGGGATGTAGATGTAGATGGCACACTAGAAGCAGATGCCATTACAGTCAATGGAACAACCCTTGCTGAAACAATTTCAGATACAGTTGGAGCAATGGTTGGTTCCAATACTGAAACTGGAATTACTGTAACTTATCAAGATGGTGATAATACTTTAGATTTTGCATTAGGAGCAGCACAGACAACTATTACTTCATTATTAGCTACTGATATTAAGATTGGTGAAGATGATGAAACAAAGATTGATTTTGAAACAGCAGATCAAATTAACTTTTATGCTGACAATACTAAACGAGTTACGATTGATTCGACAGGATTAACAGTTAATTCAGGTAGTATTGAAACTGCTACGATTGATTTTACAGATGGTGATAATGCTATCACTATTGCAGATGGTGGAGGCATAACAGCAGCAGCAGGTATTACATCTACAGCTTCTGCTAATGCTTTTGGAGCAAGTTCTGTTACTGGAGCTTTACAACTTAAAAATGGATCTACCTCTGCAGGATTTATAGAGTTCTTTGAAGACTCAGATAATGGTACAAACAAAGTAACATTGATTGGCCCTGCGTCTACTGCAGATATAACGCTCACATTGCCTTCTAGTGATGGTGATAGTGGGCAAGCTATGATTACAGATGGTAGTGGAAACCTTAGTTTTACTACTGTATCTGGAGCCTACAATGCATGGGAAGTAAAAACTGGAAATGCTACAGCAGAGGCAGGAGATCAATTTATTGTAAATAGTTCTAGTGCTACTACAATTACTCTACCTGCTTCAGCAAGTGCAGGAGATACTGTTATTGTTAAAGCAACGGGTGGTGGCACAGTAACACTAGGAAGAAACTCTCAAAATATTAACAGCACAGCAGCAGATGGAACTTTATTAAGTGGTAGCTCTGTTCAACTTGTTTATGTGGATGGAACGATTGGATTCCTTGAAGTCTAGGAGATTATAGATGGCAGTTTTGTTAGGTAGTAAAAGTTTAGCTGTTATAGAAGAAGTAGTTATCACTAGTTCTCAAACATATACAGCACGAAGAACAGGAATAGCTGATGTTATTTGCATTGGAGCTGGGGGACAAGGAGGGGCTAGTGGACATGGTAATTCTCTTCCACATAAGGTACAAGTTACTGGTGGAGGTGCTGGTGGATATTCTAGAAAAAGAATACCAATAACAGCAGGTGATACGTTTACTGTTGTTATAGGGGCAGGTGGTGCAGATGCATCAGCTATGCCACACCCTTACACATATGAAGATGGTAATGCAGGAGGTGAAAGCACTTTTGACCATGCTTCTGCAACTGCAAATATTGCTTTAGATTCTAATGGTGGTGGAGCAGGACTTGGTAATAATACCTCTACAGCAAGTGGAGCTACCTATGCAGGAGGTGCTGGAGGAACAGCTTCTGGTGGAGATGTAAACTTTACTGGAGGGCGTGGAGGCACAGTTACTCGTAGTAATAATTCATCTAATGTAGGTAATTTTGCAACAGGAGGTGGAGCAGTTGCCATGTTTGGTACAGGTTATAATGGTGGCGATATAAATTTTACTTCTTCTGGAACAACAGTTGCAGCAACAGGGGGAGCAGGTTGTGGAGGTAATGGTGGAGATATTGCATTTGGAACTTCAGCAAATGCCTTAGTAGTTGCTACTAGTGGAGGAAGTGCAGGTGGCCCTGCTGATGCATTTACAGCAACTCAAACAGATGCAGCAGCAAACGCTTGGTCAGGATATGGTGGATTATCTTCTTTTGCCACCATAGATACAGTAGCAGGTGGGACTAGATTACCTTCTCATGGAGGTTATGGAGCAGCAACTGAAGATAAAATTTGCATTGCAGGAAATGGCGGTTCAGGAGGAATGAAAGCAACTAAAATTAATCACAATCAAAATGGACACCTTACTATTTTTGGGGGTCTTGATAGAGTTACTCTTGAGGTTGATTCATCAGTTGATGGAGCACAAGGAAAAAATTATCCTGGGGCTGTAGGCTGGGGAGGAGGTGGAGGTGGGGCTGCTGGCCCTGGTAATGATACTGCCTCTACTACTCGTATGGCAGCAGGTAATGGTGCTCCTTTTGCAGGTGGTGGAGGTATTGCCTGTACTTGTGATAGTGAGCTTTCAAATAATGAAGGATATGCTGCTAGTAATGGTAGAGCTACTTTTGGAGGAGGTTCAGGTGGGTGTCATTTAGGCACTAACGTCAGTAACTCTACTACTGAATGGGCTGGTGGTGGTGATGGCGTAGTTATCATCCAATATTTAGGATAGGTGATATAAAATGGCTAGTACAAATAGATGGATAATAAAAGATGGCCTAGGCAATGTTGTTAATACAATTATTGCAGACGAAAGTTTTGTAAAACAACATTACTCAAACTATGAAATGTTTGTGCCTATTATTCAAGAACAAGATCCAGAAAGGGTAGCAAAATTGTGGAGAAATATTGAATTACGCAAAACTGATGAAGATTTAAGACAACTTGCAGATCATCCTGAAAATTCTAAATGGTTAGCTTGGAGAAAAACATTAAGAGATTGGCCTTCTACTACAGATTTTCCAAATACTTTACCAACAAGACCTTACACTGAATAATGAAAGAAGTAATTTTAACAACACCTGACCAACCTTGTTTTATTGGAGCTTGGTATTTACCTAATATAAATATCTGTGATGATATTGTTCGTGTAATGCATACAGATTATTTTAATAAACAAGAAGGTCATATAGGTGCTCCTTTTGATGTTAGAGTAGATAAAACAGAAAAAGATTCTTTAGATGCTAATTTAAAAGAAAGACCTGATCTTGCTGATCAATTTACAGCAAATTTACTTACTGTATTAGAACAGTATAAACAAAAATTTTCTTTTGCAGATAAAGTAGCTACTTATTGTGTAGATGCTTTAAATATTCAGCAATATCCAATAGGAGGAGGATATCCTGCTTGGCATGCTGAAAGAGAAGCTCATACTTGTAGACATTTAGTGTGGATGACTTATTTAAATGATGTTGAAGAAGGCGGTGAGACTGAATTTTTTTATCAGAAACTTAAAGTAAAACCTAGAAAAGGATTAACACTTATTTGGCCTGTTGATTGGACGCACACTCATAGGGGGATAGTGGCCCCAAATGAAGAAAAAATAATACTTACGGGATGGTTTAGTTTTTTTGAAAATGAACTTTCTAATGAAGAAATTAATAAGTTAAAAAGAATAGCACCTGTTGCAGCTTAACTAATGAAAGTTGCTAATACACCTATGCAAATTAACTGGAAGCAAGTTGCTATACAAAAGCAACAAAGGCTTGAGACAGGAGCAAAAGGAGAAACATTAAAGGAGATGGTTGATATTCAAATAGATGTTTATAGTAAACAAGCTAAAAAGATAGAAGTGCATAGTATGTCTTCTTCTGTTAGCTACTCTGTTTGAGTGTTAATTAATGGATCATCAATCATTAAGTCAGATATGTGCTGAGAGTTATAACTCAGTAGACTTTGAAGAATTTAATATAGAAGTTGTTGTTAGAGATAATGTATTTGCTTTTAGAGGTACTGATGAGCCTCTGGATGTAGTAAGGGATTTAAGAATATTACCCTGGTGGATGCCAGAGTTAGGGTGGGTTCCTGCAGGATTTGGTAAAGCAGCTAGAAGACTATTACCTAAATGCTTATCAGTCTGTATGGAAAATGACATTGATCCAGATACTATTATTTTAACTGGTCATAGTCTTGGTGGAGCAGTAGCTTTGATAGTAGGTGCTCTAATGGTAAGGGATGAAATAGTCCCACAACAGATTGTAACTTTTGGTGCTCCTAGATGTGGAAGACTAAAGTTACTAGATAGCATACCAGTAACATGCTATCGACATGGTAAAGATATTGTTCCTTTGGTTCCTCCTCTAATGAGAAGGCATAAACCTTTAGAACAAAAAGGAATAAAAGCAAGCTTTATTAGAGATCATTATGTCCATAACTACATAGAAATGGATAAAATAGAGGAAGCAGATAGTTGAATGCAAAACGCTTAGAGCCAGATTCAGAGTATGCTAAGTATGATGCTGATGGTGATGGCATAGTAAGTGATGAAGAGATAGCAGCTAGTGAACGCTTGCAGTCTCTAGAGTTGCAGAATGAGAAAGCAGATGCACAAAGAAACATGTGTTGGTTTGCTTTATGGGGTATGTTGCTTTATCCCTCATTAGTTTTAGTAAGTAGTTATTTAGAATTAGACAAAGGGGCTGATATATTAGGCTCAATGAGCAGTATTTATTATATCTCAGTAGCAGGTGTAGTTAGTGTATGGTTTGGTAGTCAAGCATACACATCATCAAAGAATGGGAAGAATGGCAAGTAACACTGATAAAGCATTGGAGCTGGCGTTGGAAGCATTAGAAAGAATAGCAACACATGAGAAAGAATGTGGAGAGCGTTGGGCTGAAGCAATGGTAGAGCTTAGAGATCTGAAAGTGGTTACATCTAACCATGCTGAAAGATGGGAAAAGTTAGCGTGGTTAGTTGTAGGAACTGTTGGAACAACTGGTGCTGCAGCGTGGGCTGCAATGATATTTTAATTTAGTTATAGGAGAACTGTAATGGCACAACCTACAGATACACAACACAAACCTTCACCTAATATAACTGGTGGAGTCAATGATATTTATCTTCCTGAGAATACTAAAGTATCAGGAGGCAATAATAATATCTATTTGACTAATCCTGCTACAACGCCAGGAGGAGCAAATGATGTATTACCTCAAGAGAATCCTAAAGTAAGTGGTGGAGCTAATGATATTTATTTAGCTGAAAATACCCCTACTCCTAATACAGGAATCTACTTAGAAAATAATAAGCCTGTATAAATTACAGAAAGGTTAGTAGGTTATGGCTAAAAGTAAAAAAGCTCTAAAGGCATTAAAAAGGCGAAAACAAGCTAAAGAGCGTAGTCGTGCCTTAAAACCAAGGCAGGATTATACTGGAGGAGGTAGGGTAAAAGCCCAACGAGGAGGCTTTCCTGACGCTTTACCTGAAGGTGTGCGTAATGCTATAGAAGAAGGTAGAAAAGCTGCTGCAGAGCAAGAGAAGGAAGCAGAAGAGAATCAAAAAGTTTCTCTTGGTAGAGGACGACAACAAGCTCAAGTGCAGCCTACGCCTACGCCTCCTGTGCAACCACAACCACCTGTTCGTAGGCAAGTAGCTCCTAGTAATGTAGTTCAAAGTGTTGTAGATCAAGTTAGAAAAACTACTCAACCTGCAGACACTTCTCAACCTTCTCTTGGCAGAGGACAAGCACAAGTAGCTGCAAGGCAAGGACAACAAGAAGACGCTGTAACTCTTCCTGATGGAACAATTTTAAATAGACGTACTGGTCAAGTTATTCAAGAACCTTCAACTAGTACGACAACTACTCCTATTCAACAACAACCAGTAGTTGCTGCTGATACATCTCAGTTTGGTACTCGTTATGATGGTAAGCCTTATACTGCTAATGATTATAATTTAATCAAAGGTCAAGGGGGTGATCCTAATAATGATGGAGTTATTACTGATGAAGAGTGGACAACCTGGATGCTTGGTAAAGGAGCTACTCCAGGGTTTGAAGATGCTTATAATCGTAAATTATTAGAAGTATCCTCTCAAGGAGATTTAAAAAAGAGCACTATAGAAGCTATTAATACTAAGCTAGGTATTGAACCTAGCCCTACTCCTACTCCTACTAAAGTTGCAGCCAGTTCAGGTACTCCTAATTTTGATGGCTCTTATGAAGACTTTGCTGGCCCTATTCCTCAACCATCAGATTTTGGTTCTACTGTATCTTTTAGAGGGGAGCCTAGATTTCCTAATGATGGAGCTGAAATAGCTTACAAATCAGCAGTTGCTGAATGGGAAGGTCAACAAGCGTTATGGAATAGATTAGATACTCAAGAAAGACTTGTTCAATTTGGGCAAGCGTTTACTGATGAACAAAGCGATACAGGTACATCTACTACAGATATGGGTACAGAAGAAAAACCAAGGAAGTTACCTTACAAGATACCTGGGTTAAGTAGAGAGGAAGCTGCTGTTGAAAAGGCAGATATTGAAACAGTTGCTACAGAAGATGATCTTGAATCAGATGAAAGAACTAAATCAGAAGCTTTCCAAGTAGAACGCTTTAAAAGAGATGAAGATGGTAACATTATTTTTAATGAGGATGGTACTCCACAGCGTGATCCTACTACTATTAGACAAGTAGATAAATTAGTAACAGAAGATGATCCTACTACGACTGATGTAGATGAAAGAGCAGTAGGTGTTGAGGATATTACTGAAGATACAGTAACAAGCACTGAAAGACAGTTAACTGATCCTGCTAAAGTTAAAACCAATGCTGAATTATTAGGTGTTGAAGAAAAAGCTATTCGTGGGTTTTTAGCAGCAGAATCAAACTATTTTAATAAATATCCTGAAGTAAGAGATGCTATTAGAAGAGG